ATTTGGGAATCAAAAGCCTCTGAACTAAAACGACCCGCGCGGGGTTTTATCCTCGTCGCCATCAGGTCGCCAATTAGGGTCATTCGCTTCCATGAATCGCCGTCGAGCTCGCGCCTTGTTCTCTCGTACTTTCTCCTTGGTGTGGCTCCTCATCTCTTGGTGCGTCTTGATATGGCATGGGATGCACAACGCTTCGAGGTTGTTGCCGTCCAGATTGTACGCCAACCGCTCCATCTCCTGCTCAGTCTTGGCAGACTCCACAGGTCGCTTGTGATGCACGTCCACCGCCGACCGCACGAACCCCTCGCGCTGGCACCGCTCACACAGCGGATGCTGACGTAGGTACTCAGCACGTATCATCTTCCACCGCTTCGAGTTCAGCAGCTTCTGGTATCTTGGGTCTCTGCTCATACGCTACCACTCGCCTCCATGTGGTCTGAATCCAAACTTTTTTTCAAATTTGTCGTCTTCTTCCTCTCGCTTCGCCAGCTCTTCGAGATCTGCCAGATACTTGTCGGCCTTCTCGCCGTAGGACTGAGGCGGTGTATCGGTGGTTGTCGCATCGTCTTCATCGAATCGGATGCGCTGCTGACTGTTGGCCACGCTGTCGGGTGTGCGGTGGGGCTTGCGCTTGTGCTTCTTGCCGTACTCGATGGCTCGCCCGAAGTCGTGGAAGTTGCCGACTTGTGGCAGTTCGTCCGCGTCCATCTGGTTGAGGTGGTCGATGAGTTGCGCGTCGCACATCATGGTCAGCGTCTCTCGCAGACTCTCGGTCTCGTAGGCCACGCCCACCTGCCGCAGTTCCTTGTAGAGTCCCTTCATGGCGACCTCGGCCACGCGCTCCAGGATGTCATCGACACAGAGCGTCATCGTCGGTGTCTCGCCGGGCAGGAACGGCTTGTCGATCATGGCGAGTCCGAAGCCTTGTTTGGGCTGCTTACCGTCGTGCTGCTGTAAGACGAGGATCACCTGTGCCACGTCCATTGTTGCCGTCGGGTTGCTGAATGAGAAGGCTTTGTTCCAGTCGGCGTCCATCTTCAGCATGTGCAACAGCGTTTGCATCTGTGGCGGTACTGGTCCACTCACCTTTGCCGTTTCGATGATGAACTCCAAGACGAGTTGCATCAGGCCGTAGATGTCCGTCCCTCTCGCCGCGCAGATGATGTTCAGCAGCTCCGCCACCCACAACGGTACTTTCGTGCTCACGTTCTTCACGCCAGCATTTTCTTGGCTATTCTGTTCTCCTATCATTGTCAATTAGTTTTTTGATTATCGGATTTTCTTTGATGATGTCACCGATTGGTGTCGGTTCGTGATTGATTGGTGGCCATTTTGGTGTATGCGACAGACGCATGGTTTCACGCGCCCAACGTAGCCAGGGGTCTGCTATCTCGGCAGGGTCGATAAATGGCTCTTCAGAGTTCCAAACGAGCCGTTCGGTTGGTTGCTGTGCCACAGCAACAGACTCAACTTTTCGCGGACCTTCGCCGGTGGTCATCATACGGATGGTGATGTCAGCACAGTCGGCCTTGTCGCCATCTTCTTCATGCCAACAGGTATCAAGAAACGTGGTGTAGATATTGATGCCTTCGTAGCCGAGTCGTTCGCGCAACTCTTCCCATCGCTCCACACCGTCTTTGTCTGGCCACAGCCAAATGGTACGGTTCATGTCAATAAGTGGTTGCATGGCTTCGAGTCTAAGATGTTGTAAGCCACCACACGCCAACCATATCTGACTCTCTGGATTTCCGTAGAACGTGGCCATGATGATGGCGGTCTTCTCGCTCTCGACGATATTGACCGTCGCCTGTGGATAGCGTCGCAGCAGGTGGGCACCAAAAAGCGGCTTCAGGATGGTGTGGTTGTCGGGGTCACATATCTGACGACACCCGTCTTGGTTGTATATCCATCCTGGGTGTTCGTTTTTGTCGCGGTGCCCGTTGGTCTGATAGCGCATCAGCTTTGCAGCCCTTGGCACACCGTCAGGATCAATCTGCCAGAATACCACACGGCCATCTTTCCAACCTCCAACACAATACATCCAAAGCACGTCATTCAATCGCCGCTTCTGTTCGTCGCTCCAAGGCAGCTGACTCAGCCAATAGCAGAAGATGTTTTGATCGCCTGTCATCTCCATCGTGCGCTTGACCCATGATTTTGGAATTGCCAAGGCTGGTGGTGGTGGCGGTGTTGGCTTTGGTGGGGGTGGGGTCCAATTCAGTGGAACATCGTCAACCTCTATGCAATACTTCTTACCGAGCCACCGGATGGCATCTGGGAATGACATGTGCTCCGCCTCCATCAGGAACTTCACCGCATCACCCTTCGCATCGCAGACAAAGCAGCGATAGGTATTTCCGTGATTCTTGGCCGAGATGGCCGATGGCCTGACGATGAAGTTTCCGTCGTGGTGATCGTCGTGAAATGGACAGCAGCCAGTGAGGTTCACGCCCGCCTTCCTCAGCGTCACGAACTCGCCAACCACATCTTCAATCTTTGCAACGTCGATAACATGCTGGATGATGTCTTCTCTGATTTTCGGCATAAAGCATTATGTTTTTAGTCAAAACTTCCAAACCTCGCCCACAAACCCCAGAATACCTCCCGAATACCCTAATAATAATATTATATATTATTAGGGTTTCGGGGTTTCGGGGCTTTGTGTGGAAAATGGAATATATGTATAGCCATAACGCGCGTGTGCGCATGTGCGAGAGGTTTCTGAGGGTTTCAGGGTTTTAATCGTTAGATGGTGCAAAAGGCAAATCATTCAGAATAGCATCGCATTGCGACGTGTCGAGAGAATAGCGACCGTTGACAGGCATGTGGAAAACGCCTGCTGAGTTAGCATTGTTGAAATATTCCTTTGCCTTAGTCTCGCCGACGTGCATTCGTTTCTTCAACTCGCGCACGATGTTTGTGAAGTAGTCAGACTGAGGCGGTTGCAAGAATTCCAGCAGACATTTCACAACTGTTTTCATCGTAGCTTCGTCTGGATTTGTCGGTTGCGGTGTTGTCGCCTCCTTTGGGTCGATGATTTCCACTGGCTGTCCCCATCCTCCTGCGCTGGTCTCGTAGCGAAACAACCAATCTTCCACGTCACGACCACGGGCCTTGTTCTGCTTCACCCTAAAATAGATGTCTGGCAGGTCGGGCCGTTTCTCGTTCGGCTTCAAATCGCATTGCTTGACTTTTATCACCGTGAATATCTCGGCCACCTTGCGCTGTGTGATAGATCCAAGCACGCCAACTAATTTGTCAACTAACGGATTCTCATGGAGCACAGCCCACATCGAAGCATCGTAATACGTCGCCAGCATCATGCACTTGCGGATGATTGGCTGACATTCAACTTGGTCGTTGTAATCCTTTACGATGTCAAGCAGTCCGTCCAGGAAGATGTCTGTCGGTCTGATTTTCCAGATGGCCTTCAATATCTTCTTCCATCGGTCGCTCGCCTCTTCAGTGTCGCGCAGACGGAGCACAAAGAATGACTGACATGGTTGGCGGTAGTCGATGCCAGCCAACGAGCAGACGCGGTTCTTGATGGCGATAGTGTCATCCTCGCCCTGCTCTGTGTCGATATATAGCACCACCGTCGGTACTTCCTCTTCGGTCACTTCATCGGTATCGGTTTTGCGAACTTTGTGCTTCACCTCGCATTTCATCGTATTGCCAAAGTGTCCGCACAGCACGGTTGCCATCAACTGAGATATGAGTCCTGTCTTGCCGTTACCAGGCTTGCCGCTGATGATGTGCAACTCACCGACATCAGCAAACGGCACACCCTTGCGCTCCATCGTATATCGAGGCGGTCGGTACGGCTTCCCGAAGTCGAGCAGGTCATCGTCGATCTCAGCATCAAACCATTCGTCACCTTTCAGGAAATCCGGCGCAGTCGGTTTCACATCTTCTTGCCCTGGTAGTGGTATGCCTTGTGTTTTATTCTCTTCACTCATAGTTCCTTCTGATAATGTTGCCGTATTTTTTTTACGGTACGTTCCATTCGCCAGCGTTTGTGACGCTCACGAATCTCTTCACGATGGGTCTCGCGGTATTCCTTCTGATAAGCCAGAATCTTCTCGCGGTTTTCCATATACCGCTCATGGTCACGCGCCTTGCGTCGGTTCGGGTCTCGCGGCTTACGGGGCTTTCTGAGGCCCTTACTGCCGTAATCCCGATGATATATCCGCTGCGCTTCTATTCGCGCCTCACGGTTGGCCATATATCGCTCATGGTCGCGTTGTGGGTCTCTCATTGTTTCTTGCGTTTATGTGCCTCGCGCTGGCCTTTTGTCAGCTTCGTTTCGGATGTCACCTTAATAGGCTTTGAACCGCCGACCAACATCTTGTCGAATTTCTTCAGCTTGGCCGTCAGCAGATCCTTCTCCATGCCGAGATTAACGTTTTCATTCCACAAGCGGTCGCGCTCTTTTTGCAACGCTTCTGCCCGCTCGTTGGCTTTGGCCTGAGCACGCAGGGCGATGTTTGCCTCCGATTGTGCCCGACGAGCCTGTGCAATCAGTTCGGCATTCGCCATCAGCGCATCCTTCGCGTCTTGCCACCTTGCAGCCGCTTCGAGCACAGCCGAGATGGTTTCTTTGTTCATGTACTCCAGTTCGCCGAGTGCCAGACGGACAAACACTTCGCTCACCAGCTGCTCAGCCGTAAAGCAAAGATATTCCATTCCGTCAATCGTCAGCGCGTAGCCGTTCGGTACTGTCGCCACCGAAACCCTCGGCTTTTGCTCTCGCTGCTTGTATTTCTTCTCTGCCATAATTCCTTTGCAATATTGATTATTTACTCTGCTTGCGCCAGACGCGATTCGGCAGGCGATTCGACTGATTTGGGAAATTCCTCTGAGGCCAGCCAGTCGGCTTGGTCTCAGGGAAGTATTTATTAGAAGGGTAAGTCATCGCCGCCTCCTTCCTGATTTACTTGTGGCCCGAATGGGTTCGGCTGCTGCGCAGGCTGTGGTGCCGGAGCTGGTTGCGCTGCCGCCTGTTGTGTTTGCTGCTGTGCCACAGCAGCCTTCTTTACGCTCTCGATCTTATACAGCCGCATGTCGGTAAAAGTGACGCTCGAACCGTCCTGCCTCTGCACGGTTCTCACTCTGTGGCCAAATCCGCAGCGCACTTCCATGCCAACCTTCAGGTTCTTGATTACATTGTCGTCGAAAGTTTCCAGCAATACCGTATCAGCATAGCGGTCGCTTGGATTCTCGAAATACTCAAAAATGAATGGCAAAGCCTGCCATTCGTTTCCTGTTCTTGAACTTGTACCGTTTCTTAATGGCAAAAGCTCTTTAATTCTACCTTCAAATTCCATATTATTATAAGTTTAATAAACCATCTTCTACTTGTTTGAAATAAGCCTTTATCTCGCTTTCGTTAGTGTTGTCGGCCTGACTTGCGAAACTCTTAACGAACTTCTTCTGACTTGGGGTCATTGACTTTTCGGGGATAAAGGTGTTGAATCGAATGATATAGGAGTCGCCGACGGGTATGTAGTGCCCTTTAAGGAATGATTTCGGCAGTCGGCTGATCACCTGCTTGTCGCGCTCGCCTGGCCGCGGGTCGCGGATGTCAATCAGTCCGAGCACCGCTAACTCCACAAAATTCTTGATGACGGTCTTGCGGTCGGTGAGGTCAACGCCCAGCCTGTCATCATCCGAAAGCCGCTGGAAGAGGTGGTCGGTGTATATGCTCACGCCGCGCATGATTTCGCCACCTTCCTGAACGATTCGCGTCGGTATCATGATCTCAACTGATTTGTCGGTCATTCGATACATCACCTCATATTCTCGGAACTCCGGCATGATGGCATAACCCTTCGAGATGAACCGCCACCATACCAGCCACTTATTGCCTGTCTTCGGCGAATCATACTCAAACACCTGACTGCGCTTGTCTTCGTTGTTGCTATAGAATGCCTTTTTGAGGTTGTTGAACGACTTCGAGTCGTAGCCTTCTTTGGCTATCATCTTTTTTCGCCAGTATCTCGCCCGCTCGCGGTCTTCTTTGAACTCAGCGACCAGTTCTTTCGGTTTTGTGTATCTCGTAATCATGACGAGCCTCCTTTCTTAGTGGCGACCTCAATCAACCGCCGTTCCTCGTCGGTCATCGTGTCGAGCGTCACCTGTTTGATTTCTGGGTGTTTCTTAAAGATGTCGATCGCGATGGTGATACCCTCTTTCGACAGGCCTGCCGCCCGCTCGATTCCCATCTTGCCACCAATTTCTTCAGGGTCAATCTCCATCCCTCCGCAAATATCACCGAGGTTGTTAGCTATTCTGATTTTCATTGTCTTTATATCTGAATGTTATACCGTCCTTCATGTAGATAGTCTTTTCTGATAAGCAATATTTCTGGATGGTCTTACTGGTGCATCCTGTTCTGTTGGCAGCGTCAACGATGCTTTTATAGGATGCCAGCACCTTACCCTTTTTGTCAACCTTCTCGACTTGTCGCGTTCTTGGCTTGTGGTTACCTTGATCACCGCCACGTCGCTGAATCAATTCGAGGTGCTGCTTCTGAAGATATTCCCGCGCCTCGGCTCGTGCTTCGGGCGACTTGATTTGCCCCAATACTCGCGCCGTGTCCCTGATGCGTGTAACAGGTATGCCAAACTCAAATTCAAGGTCTTTGTCTGGCGTAAATGGATATGCAGCCATCAGTGTCGCCAAGATGTCGATATGATTGTCGGCAATCTCTTGACTGCGCCGGTCCACTTCATCGTTGTGTTGTCGTAGCTTGGTATTGATTTCCATCGCCACGTCGAGGCGGTATTTCAAATCTTCCACATCCTTGGCGTGTGCATCGCGTTCTTTGTCGATAGTATCGCGCAAGGTGCAGATGCGTTGCACCAGTACGTCGTCTGGCAATGGTTCTGGCTGCTGCGCCGCATTCTTCAGCCTCTTAATCTCTTGCTTCAGTCTGTGAACCTCACTTTGCAGGTTTTGCACTTGCCATTTTAGATTATTGTTTTCACGTCGTTTCTCGAATAGTTCTATCTCCGCGTCAGTCTTGGGTGGTTCGCCAACGACCACCCGCTTTTGCATGTCGTAGCGGTGGTTGACGATGCCGGTCACCTGAACGTTGCAATTGTCAAGGGTCAGCTTGTCAACTATGCCTTGCACGTAGACCGCGCAATGGCTTAGTTGCATTTGTCCGACTGGTCCCTGAAACACATACTTATGGTCGGTCATATCAATGACATATTAAGTCGTGTACCCACTCGGCAAAGCCGCACACTGAGATAATGGCGATACCGGCAGCGAAGCCGAATGCCAACTGAATGAGGATGCTCTTCAAGTCGAGCTCCTCGTTTGTCTGATGTTTGTTAATTGTTTCCATAATGCTTTGTTTTGATTTAGTGATTATCTTTCTCGTTTGCATTCGATTCAGAAAAAGTGGAGCGGGTGGCGTGACCCACCTCTCACCATCGTCCGACGATTTGAATTTAGAAAATCTAAAGGATATTATTAATTGGATTCTGTTCGGTAGCGACGGCTTACAGGTCATACCTGGCTCCGCACCCAAATCAAAATGCAAATGGAGAAAAGAGTTTGTTGCCGTGACGGGATTCGAACCTATGCTATCTGATCCAGAGTCAGATGTGCTACCATTACACCACACGGCAATTAAAAAGCCCGCACAACCGAAATCATGCGGGCGAATATCAATCTTTTGTTTAATCTTGATACATCACATATCTTCGACTGCTTCAACTTTACAACGATTCTGCCTGTTTTGATGTTGTCTCACTGCCAGACATTTGCTTTACTCTCTACATTGGTGACACGTCACACTGGTACCCATTGGACAGTTAGGTTTCTCACCTATGCGCCGCTTCACAGCTATTCCGCATCTGTTCGGTCACGCTACACTCTCACATCTTTCAGTGAGGTCTCTCACGCATTGCCTCCACGTCCGGCTATGTATTGTTTGAGGTGCTCGCTTGCAGCCTTGCCGTTTCTGGGTACCGAGATTTCAATCTCGTTGCTCCGTATCGGAGTCTCTGAATGTTTGAGGAAGGTGAGGGATTCGAACCCCCGTGCCATTTCTGACAGCCGCGTTAGCGGTGCGGTGCTTTCAGCCTCTCAGCCAACCTTCCAAATATGTCTATCCTGATTTCTCTCTCACTCTTCTCGTTTCATCGTTCCTTTTAAAAAGCCAGCGAACCTCGCGGCGGGCTGGATGTTCTAAAACAATCTATTAACTTTTTAAGTATTAACCTATGCGGTCAGGTCATCTCACGATGCGCTTTTTGAATAACTAAAAACCTAAAAAAATGTAATTCCTTTGGAGAATTTTGTCGCCCGCTGGCGATTAATGAATTTGAAAATTGTTCAACTATATATCTGATGTCATTTCACGTCTCTTTCAGTTCCTTGATTCGTCCGTCCTCTACCATCTCCAGAATCTCGTGAAGCGGATAGAGCCAACCCTGTGCGTGCTCTACGCCCTGCTGGTCTCGCCATATCACCTGTGTGCGATTGAACATCTTTCCATGATCCTTCAGGAATCTTGTCGTTAGTGTTCCAACGTGCTCACAAAGCACCTCTGCCGTCACCCATTTCTCGCAGTAAGTTCGCATTGCCTTGCTCACAGCCGCCACAATCTTCGCCTCCAGTACCTTCTCGCTCATAACTATGAAAGTCTTGTGATGGTTACAGTGCGCTGTACAGTCCCTTCGATAGCAGGACTGATGATTGCCTTAAATGTACGGCCATCATCACGATAGTTCTTCTGCTGATTAGCAAAAGACTGAGCACTCCTGGCCTTTCTCCAGTTCGGCATGACGAACTGCTTCTGCTCGCCGACCAGAATGTCATCTAAATCCTGTAATGTTACCTTGTCTTTTACCATAATTGTTTTAAATTACCTTAAATGTTTGCTTGCTTTCGCACAACGTGGCAAGAAAATTTGTATATTTGCAACCCACTACCTTTGCAAAGTGCCGTGTGCGCTTTTGCTTTTAAGGCGTTAAACGTCTGACGGCTATTTCTGTGCCCGTTGTGCTACTTGCTTGCTTTCGGGTGCAAATATACAAACTAATTTTGACACCAGTGCAATTTTGGTGTAAATTCGGTATAATTTTAATATAATTTAAGGAAATATCGGTGTAATAATGACTGAAGAGGAAAAATTTGAAGAGCGAAAGAAATACAATGCACCCTTTCTTCGTGTCTTCGACTACCTGGCAAAAGAAAAGATGATGAATCAGGGGCAGTTTGCCAAGGTTATCGACAGCGAAAGCGGGTACATCTCACTGCTTCGCAATGGCAAAAAGAAAGTCGGACCTGATTATGTCGCCAGAATTGCTGCTGAGTTTGCCAAACATTTCGATGACCAACAGCATCTCAATCCTGACTTTATCGAAGGAAAAAGTCCGTATATGATTATTGAGAACGTGCCGGATGATGAGGTTTTAGAAAAGATAAACCGTGACGGCAATCCTGATTATGACTTGGTAAAACAAAGGAAACAGCAAGAACCATTGCCAACGAGTTCCCTCGAAACTTCATTTATGCTGGAGAAGGTTCTGTCGTTGGCTATTGACGAAATAAAAGCATCCACTAACAAAACCATCGCTGCACTTGAAGATCAAATAGCTGAGCAAAAAAGAACTATCGACGACCTAAGAAAACAGGTTGCCGATTTGCAAAAAGATAAGACGTCTCTTCAGGTTACAGTTGAAGTGCTTCAGAAGCGGGAAGGCCTCGGCACGTTTATATTTCCTCCAGGTGTGGCAGACAAAGGCGACCAAGAATCTACGCGCGTATGATACAATATATAATATATAGTTTAACCTGTTTCGTGTGGGATGACATCTGGCATTTGTGCGCCAATGTTTCCCCACGTCAATACCATGAAACACGGTTAACCTATTTATATATCGTCATTTCACACAATTTCCGCATAGCCCCAAACGGATCACTAAGAAAATGGTGGGGATATGCGTCAAAATGGGCGCATCCGCCGTAAATAAAAGGAAAATCTTAAATTAAGGAGGAATATGAAGAAAAACAAAATGAGACATTATGAGACATTAAAGCGGGGTTTGTTTCCCCAAGTGTTTCCCACGCTAAAATGGATGGGGAAACAAAAAGTGGCAGAGCCGCAGATGGGTTACAACCCAGAGCCCCTTTAAATACTGATACTCTCACGATGTTGATAATTAAAAACCAAAAAAGAAATGAAAGTAACAAATTCAATAGTATGGGATCATCGGGGCCGAGTGCCAGAGGGTGGCAAAGGTCAACTGGAGATTCGCGTGACCGTTGACCGCAAGTCGTATTACTTCGGAACCGGCATTAAAGTGCATAAGAGCGAGTTCATTGCAGGTCAGGTGGTCAACTGTCCTGGCGCGAAGGAACTCAATGAGCGTATAGCCCTATTATATAGTAAGGTTCTCGCACATGTGAACGCATACGTGGACGCGGGCGTACCTATCAATACTGAAGACATCCGGCAGAAGGTGTGGCAGGTGGTCGAGCTGCACTCCGACAAATCTATCTTCATCGAGTGGTGTGAGAAGCAGATACCGCTGCTGGGCGTGACCGATGGAACCGAAAAGCACTACAACCCACTCGTCACCCGACTGACGCAGTTCGGACGCATCCAGAAGTGGGACGACTTGACAGTGGAGAATATTGTGCTCTTCGATGCCTGGCTGCATACACTTACAAAGCCAGTCAGCGACGCGAAGCGGAAGGCAGGCAAAAAGCCTGAACGATTCTCAGATGCTGCCGTGTATAATTACCACAAGTGCCTGAAGGCCCTGCTCAAGCGTGCGCTGTCGTTCGGAAAGATTGACAGCAACCCATACGACCGGCTCAAAGGTAAGTTCAAAAGAGGCGACAAACCCAACCCCGATTTCCTGACTGAAGATGAAATGAAACAATTCGAGAAAATTATCCTGCCGCAAGGGTCGCCACTCGACATCGCGCATGATCTGTTTGTTTTCCAGATGTACACCGGCCTCAGTTACTCTGACACGCAGACCTTCGATTTCGACAATTACAAGTGGGATGGTGAGTCGTACAAATATGTCGGTGAGCGTAACAAGACGGGCGTTTCGTATGTCTCGCAACTGCTACCGCCAGCCGTGAAAGTGCTCGAAAAGTATGGCTTTGAGATTCCGAAGATGAACAATGCCGACTATAACCGTCAGTTGAAGGCACTACAGACGATGACTGGTATTAAGACCAGACTGCACTCCCACCTCGCCCGTCATACCTTCGCCACATGGATGCTGGCTCATGATGTACCAATCGAGCACGTCTCGAAGATGCTGGGGCACACCAATATCACCCAGACGCAGCGATATGCAAAAGTACAACCGAAGTCGGTGTATCAGGATTTCGATAGGATGGCTGAGAAGCTGGGCGGAAAGACCGCTGTGGAACAGCAGCAAACACAACAAGAAAAGTCTAACCCTAAAAAATAAACAACTATGGCAATATTTTTAACATTACTGATTTTGGCGGTTGGTGTCTATTGGTTTTATCACTTCTTAAACAAACCGACACCGACCTATGAGCAGACGCAGCACGAAGCCGCAGGTTTAACTGATGAAGACATTTTTAAAAATCTGAAGCAAGAAACGGCAAAGATTGAAGCCCTCATTCAGGCTGGCATCGTTGGTGACAAAAGAACGGTCGACGATTTGAATGCCGGTACTTATAATGGTCCGCTTCCTGAGCGTCGCAGCGATGGCGGTTGGTTGTCGATTTACGATAACCTTCGCATCCTTAATATTGCAGGCATCAATTACAGAAGTAATATTGCGAAATATGTTGGTCGCGTCGAGTGCGCTTTGGTGCCGGAGCCTGAAAACGAGTTCGATAAAAACGCCATCAAAATAATTGCGGAGGATCGCCACCACCTTGGATATATCCCGTCGAATCAGACTGACTTTGTGCGTTCAATGGCTGGCGACCAATTCCCCTATCGTTGCACGGCCTTCATTCATGATGCTGAAGACGAAGACGATGGTCACAAATTCTTTGTTGGTCATGTATACATCAAACGGCTCGACTAAACAAAAAAAAAAGCAGTGAGGATTATTCCTCGCTGCTTTTTGCATTTTGGGCATTGATAGCTGCCATTTCTGCCTGTAGTTCATCAACTTCGTCTTCAGTAATTGGCGCGATGTTTGGCGCATCCCAGTTGAATTTAATGAGGTCTGACGGTTTGTATATGCCTTCCTTCTTTAACGCATCGCCACCGCAAAACGCCATCATAAGATGATACGTCTGCCAGCGGTTGCTACTCCACAGGTCTCGGTGCCGTCGGTTGTAACCTCGAATGATTGATCGCACCTCCCACCATCGCAAACCATATCGGAAAAGTCCTGGCGATATGCCTATCTCGCCCACAAGCACGGTGTAGAGCTCATGGGCGCATGTCAGTTTTTTTGATTTCCCGAGTTCTCAGATGTTTCAGAGTTTTCCGACTCCTCCGACTTCTTTAGCACCTCCGGCACCTCAAAAAACTCACCCATCAGTTCGGCCACCACTGTATAAGCTGCGATGATCTGCTGCACGGCTTCGAGATTGCCATTACCCTTCATGGCCTCCACCGTTAGCGTTGTCTTTTCATTGGCAGTGATGACTGCGGCGATAATAAGTGCCATACGGTCGACAAGCGTCTTGAAGTCTGTTTCAAAAAACGATTTATTCACGATGCGCTCAAAGTTCATCAACGTATCCATCGTGAATACGACGGGATATTCCTCGCCGTTGATAATGATTTTCCTTTCTGTCATAGTTCCTGAATTAAATAATTAAAGTTCGAATGAAGGCCCGCCCGTCGTATGCTGATTATGGCACCAAGCATAGTGGCGGACGGGCTATAAAGAGAGTCATCGATTACGCACCGACGGTGTATGCACCGTAGCCGGTGAGCTGTGCGGTGTAGTCGGCATTCTGCTTGTTGGGCGCATTGATTGAGAGTTGGCTCACAATCACGCTGCCGCTGACGATCACGCTACCCTTCGTGCGGTTGTTGTCGCCTGAAGTGTTAGCGATGGCGAACTTCACTGGCGTTGAAGCCTCGTAGATATCCTCCAAGTCGGCCAATCCCTTGCCAGCCACTTGCGATGTGATGGACTCACCACTGCGCACGAGTGCGGTTGTCGAGATGTCGAAGTTCAGGGCTGTAGGCTCCTGAATCTGCCAGTCGCCTGCGGTGTCCTTCGTCGTGGCATCTTCCAGAGTCATGCTGACGTGGAATGCGAGCTGCTTGGCTGCTGCAATCACGGCTGCTGGAGCTGCTGTATTGTCGCTGCTCAGGTAGAGGCGCACGAACTGGCCCTTGGTGTAAGAACCTGCTGCCAATACCTCGGTGGTGATTGTGGCACTGCTAATCTTTTCCAGGGCTGACGTTCCCGTGAGCTGAAGGCTCTTGGCTGAGTTTTCGCGGTCGTTGAAGTTCATTGTCAGGTCTGACAGATAGGCCGTACCCTTGCGGGCGAAGGTGGCCTTCTGAGCGGTCTGGTTGTCGGCGGTGGCCGTCTCATCCCAAATCAGCGTGAACGGAGTCAGGCTCTTGATAGCCGTCAGCATCGCACCGGCATCCACCACGTTGAGCGATTCGACCTGAACCTGCCACGACTTTGAGTTCACAACAGGCTTTGCGGCCATACCCACATCGTCCTTGGTTCCGGCATCATCTGTATTCGTATTCTCGGTGATAGAGCAGCTGGTCGCCATGCCCACGCACTTATACTTCGAAGCTGTCGAATCGAAGGTCAAGATGCGAAAGTTTTGTCCTTTTAATGTTGCCATAGTCGTTATTCTTTAAATGTTAAGTCGATACGCAGCGTGAAGACGCCACGATCCATGTCGTACCCGACGGCTCCTGCTCCATAACTGCAATCGGCAGGAATTTCGTTGACTATTTCGGCCAACTCATCGCGTGTCTTCGCGGTCAGGATTGCGGTGCCGTTTAGAAGCAGTTCAGCCACATGTGCCGGCTGCTTGATTTCGGTTTCAGTCTTCTTGCTCATAATAACTGTTATTAACCTCACACTGATAGATGAGAACCTGCCAGTAGCATGGTTTCATGGAGTCGAACTGGATGGCTTGTGCTGAGAAGTCGTAATCTATGACAGGCGTGTCGTTAGTTCTGAAATATTCCAGAATCACGTCGCGCACCATTTGCGTCAGATCGTGCAAGCCTCCCAACTTGCCGGCCACCACCTCGATGCCGATTGCCACCTTGTCATACGATCCCTCATATCGGTCGTCCTTCGTCTGTTCGCCGTTTTGCAGCGAGTCGAAGGTGACGATAATGTATGGCGGGTTGACGTTCTCTGCGTCCTCGTCAGGCAGGGGGATTGCGGTTCCGTAGATACGGCCACCGACGGCCTCCATGATGTCTTCGGATTCCGAGAGTGCGGCAATGAAAATGCTATCTGTGGCGAGTCCCATCTTTTCAGTTGTGTGGTGTTAAACTTTTCTTTTTCAGATTCTCACTTTCGAAACCGGCGGACTGACAACCTTTGCTGCGCATTGGAGCAGCCCGCCGGCGAGGAACTATGAAAGTCCGGAAAGTGAGCGAGAGAGTTTAGATGTCGCTGTTCGACGGAGCCTCGGTGAGCTTGATGAGCTTGAAGGCCTGGGGCGTACCGTTGCCGCCGTTGACCTTGCCAGAGAGCTCAACGAGTGAGTAGTCAACGCTCATGCCGAGACCGATGACGTTGCGGTCGAAGTTCTCCTGAGAAGTGCCGTCCACGTTGAAGGCAATGCCGTCAGCATAGACCTGCTCGTTCAGGTAGCCGAAGTGACCGATACCGATGTAGCGATAGGTGGCATCCTTGGTGGCCACGCCGTTGCTGGCAATAGCGTAGTCGATGTAAGGAGATACCTTGTAGCGGTAGCCCACGCACTGGCCGTCCTGGATGACGGTGCGCTCGCCCACGCTGTTAGGAATCAGCTTGGTGAACTTCAGGTCAACCTCGGTGGTCTTGTCCATGATGATTTCGGGGTCGCCCTCGAAGCCGAGGTCGTACATCTTGGCAATCTCCTTGGCGAGGTTCTTACCGATGTTGTCGTCGAGCGTCAGCTCAACAACCTCCACCTGTGCGAACGGGCTCTGGAGCTTGTCGTACTCACCGTGAGCATAGACGTGCAGAGCACGGAACATAGCCCAACCCTTCTGGAACTTGTAGGTCAAGAAGGCGATGATGTCGAATGCGGCCTGAGCGACAGCACGACGGCTGACTGGAACCGATGCGGCAACACGCTGTGGAGCGGTCTTGATGTTGGCGAAGTCGAGAGACTGCTCAGCCACCTTCGATACCTCACCCTCGACGGTGAACTTCACGTCGTTGATAGAGTAAGGAATCACTTGCGTGCCAGTCACACCAGTCAACATCTTCAGGTCGTCGGGCAGTTCAATGCCTGCAACCTTGGTGTCGATGATAGGCTGAATCTCGACGGGAATCAAGCCACCTGCTTCGAGGTTAGCGTTCACGTTCTGGTCGCCGCCGCTGGTGATAGCATTAGCGAGGATGGTGGTGGCGTTGGCTGCACGCTTG